CGGCCTCGGGCAGTCAACGAGTTCTAGATGCTACTCCGGTCCTTATTTGCCTCCATTTCCTTAATCCACCATTTTGGTGGACCCTTCCAAGTTTTCCCATAAGGGGCTTGGTAAGGTTCTGAATTCTCTAACAGCAATTCATAGTACTCTAGAAGACTCACAGTCTGGCCCACCCTGTTCGTTTTATTTACGGTAGGTAGTTTCCCCAAAAGGGGTTCCGCTACCACATCCGAAAACACCGCCCGGTCACCCGGGAAGTTTGAAAAAGGTGTGTTTTTAAATACCGCATTCGTCCTCTCGTCGAGGCGAACGGCTTGGATCTGCAACCATTCGGTCATCACTTGTGGAAACAAGCTCGCAAATGGTTTGGCGTGCAAAACATGCGCCATCCTCCGAAAGAAGCTCGTATAGACACTTCTCCCTCGGGACTCTGGTATTTTAGCTTCAAACTCATCTGTTATGGAAACCACTTTTTCTAACGGGATGCCAATCCCATCAGAGTGGTTGCATCCGTGAGGGGGAAGTAATCGCCCCAACCGGTTGTAAACGGTCGTTTCACGTCGACGCAACATTGGCTTGAAACGTTGGCCAAATGTCCTCATCAGGTCCATAAAATTGTTGGAGCTGACATCGCGCCATTTAAACGCGGATACAATCCGTGCAGGCGTAATCAACTTACCTGCAAATTCAGCCATCTGATCAGATATCAGCGACTTACTCGGGTTGAATGGACATCCAAGAACATCCAGCATTCTGATATACTTGCTGTATGTAGATTGATGAAGGATTATCACATCATCACCTAAAACATAAAACCGTCCCGGAACATTATCCGAGCAGTAGTTCAGAAGCACACCATGTGCTAGAGCGAAGCTAGGAAAGCTAGGGTAAAGACCCATAGGCTGGCCGTTAGTCCAGCGAACCTTATCCTTGCCATATGTCCAAGTTGAATTCTTAGACAAATCCTGAAAGAGTTCAATTAGGTGCAAATCCTCGGGAAAAATCTCACGAAGGATCGCAAGCTGCAGCGTTAACGGAAAATAATCTGTTGCTGAGCTCAAATCTACGCAATACGCAGTTTTGCCCCTTTTCAGGTGTTCTTGTACCGCTTTATAAGGTTTTTCTTGGTCGAAGGTACAATCCCAACTTTGGCCATCAATAAGACTGAACAAAGCGTCTCCCAAAGGCTTCAGAGCCCATTGGTGCAAGCGAAATGGATTGGCTATCCAACGTATCTTATAGCCCCCATCCTTGGTTAGAGGACAGAGCTTTCCAGCACAAATATCATGCTGGGTTGCACTTAAATCTGACATGCAAGCATTCAATACGTCGGTAGATATCCCTTCTAGAAGGGGGAAATACGCGTCCGAATGTCGCCACAAGAACTGCAGGTTCTCTTCTGAATAACCAATCCAGTCGAGTTCCCTCAAGATGTCCTCGTCTTGAACAATGGATGACCCTTTGATGTGGGGTGATTTCCTAGAATTCCTTCCTTTGTAGAAGAGTAAGGGTTGAGCATTCTTACACTTCTGTAGTCCAAAAATGGAACGTGCATGGGATGCCAATGTGGCATTTATGTCATCAGGGTAACTAACCACTGGTGACTCTATGATCTTGCGCTGCTTTTCAAAGTGTTCCTCAGTTACTTTAGAGGGCACAAAAGCTGAATAGGCCATTAAGCAATTTATTGCAACTTCAAAGTTGGTTAGACTTGAAGTGGCCATCTTCCGCAAGTATCCCCAGACACCGTACCAATCACCATTCCTGTTTGTCTTAACCCAGGTAATAGGTGACTCACCGATACGGACTCGGATCAAAT